GCAGCATTGACCCAGAACTTCTGGGACTCATGACGCAGACCATCATCATCGAGAACATCATTTCAGCACCGGATCACAACGGGAACCCGCCGACTTTGGACGGCTATGGCCGCCACTACGTCAACGGAAGCGGGGAAAGTGGCTCAACGGTGGAGTATGGCGCACCCGTGACCTACAAGTGCCGCCTCGAATATAAGGCAAAGGTTCTTTCCACCATCAACGGGCGTGATCGGGTCAGTTCTGGCCGGGCTTACCTTGCCGGGTTCTTTCCAAACCTCACAACCGAGTGTCGAGTGACCGTCCCCAACCAAACACAGGAGTCCATGAAACACCCTGTCGTCATGTTCATCGAGAACAACTTTGACGAAACGGGGCTAACGGGCTACAACACGACTGTTCACTTCGAGTAGGTGGTGAAATATGGCACGAGATATGTGGGCGGAGGTGAAGATGGACTTCCAAAACCTCAAAGACTCACCTAATCGCATCAAAAAAGGCATGAAGCGTGGGATCAACGAGGTCATGCAGGAGGTGTTCGACGAGAGTCAAGAACTCGTCCCTGTGGACACCGGTGCGCTGCGAGACTCCGGCGTGTTCATCACGGCGCAAGAGGACATTCACGGCGTAGAGGCATCTATTTCGTATGGAAATGCGCTCGTGACCTACGCAGTGGACGTGCATGAGGACTTGCAAACATTTCACGAGCCGCCCACGCAGGCTAAGTTCCTCGAAATCCCCATGACCAACCATCAAGACGAACTTCTACACGCCATCAAGCGCAGGATCAACCAAAACCTATGACCACTCTCCTCGATGCCATTGGCTACTACCTGCCGATCCAAACCGCCAACCTTCCGGCAGCGCAACAACTTGTCCTCGGCGAAAACTTGTTCCTCGGTCGCTTCCCCGCTGAGGCTCCTAACGCCGCCGTGCTCGTGCAGTTATACATGGGCAAGGCTCCGAACTTCACGATGGGGAGTGGTGTAATCGCCTTGGACAACCCCAAAGTCCAAATCCTCGTCCGTGGGGAGCGTGAGGACTACCCCGGCGCATACGACCTCGCCATCGTCATCAGGAACATCTTGGGGAGCATCGTGAGTTCGACGGTCATCGACGGGCTGACCATCATGCGCCTCGAACCACTCGGCACTCCGAACTACACGGGCTACGACGAGGTGGATCGTCCAAAGTTCACGCAGAACTTCCAAGCGATGCTGCCCGGCTCATGAGCGACGGCCTCGAACTCGTCACCGAAAGCATCAGGGCGGCGAAGGAAGCGACGAAGGCTGCCTACCACGCCTTGCTTGCGGTCGAGCGACTTTTGGAAAAAGCCCCCGCAGACGAAAAAATCGAACACGAGACGGAAACCACCTGCCGACACGAAAAGGCTTCCCGTGTGAACACCACTCTGGGCGAGTTCGTGATCTGCGAATGTGGTCATCAGGAGCAGACCAACTAAACCCCCGATTTGCAGTGCTCTGTGATATGTGCTATCATTCTTTTCGCAGGGAACAGGACTAGAGAGAGGGAAAGCATGGTCAAGCGGAACACCAGTGCGCCGGAGGTTCAGGTCGCAAGGGAATGGTCGCCTATCGACAGTTGGGGAGGGTTCTCCAAGGGCGACCTCGTGCACGTCAAGGGCACGAGCAGTAGTGAGTGGCGGTTCATGTATGCCCATGACCGCAACGGTCAGATCGAAGCGGTGACCGTGTTCGGCGGAGAGCGTGCGACAAAGCGCATGGCGGCTACGCAGGCGTATCGAACCTTCGTGCCGGAGCGTGTCGTCGCCCCATCAGTAACGCAGCGGCGCAGTGTCCGCACCCCAAAGCACGAGGTCGAGGTCGTCTCATAGCCAAAGCCACAGGGGGATTTTTCCCTATCCGATGATACGCTTGCTAGCAAGTACTGTCCTCGGGGAGCGGCTGCATGGCTAAGGCAACACCCACATACCAAGTCACCGACAAGTCACCCGTATCCTACAACGGGAAGGTGGCTCAGTCCGGCGATCTCGTGTCCGACTTGCCCGGTGAGAGCATCACTTGGCTTCTCGCAGACGGCTTCATCGTCCCCGCCGCTGCGCCCGCCGATGACCCCGCTCCCGATGCTGAGCCAGCACCGAGCGACGAGGCAGCGTAAATGTCCACTCCGATCTTCCTCCACGGTAAGAACACCCGTGTCTTGTTGGCTTGCCCTTCGAGCGCATACGGCACCTTCTCTGCGGTGACCACCAACGGCAGCCCGAGCATCACCGTTCTCTACACGGGCTTCGCCCTCGCTCCGGGCATGGCAGTTTCCGGTGCAGGCATCCCTGCCAACACCTACATCGTGTCGGTCTATGTGAACACGGTTCTCCTATCGGCAAGTGCTACAGCGACCTCGACCCTCAACGCACCCACCGTCGTCACCGTGCCTGTGAGCAACGGAGTGTCGTATGACCTGTCGCAGTTCCTCAACGACATTGGCATCTCCCGCATGACGGAGCCAACCGAGACGACCACTTTCCAAACCGGACAGTCGAAGTCCTACATCGCCGGTATCCGAGACGGCTCGATCACCGCATCAGGCTTCTACGACGGCGGCGCATCAGGCGTGGACGCTGTGCTGAACAACGTCATCTACACGGCAGGCGATAAGGCTGTGCTTGCCTTCCCCGACGGTGGGCAGACGGGTAGCCCCTCGGTTTGCTACATGGCGAACGCCATCGCAACCAAGTACGATCTGAAGTCGCCAGTCAGCGGTGTCGTCGCTATGGACACCGAGTTCCAAAGCGACCGTGGCGTATGGCGTGGGCGAGGTGAATACCTGAAGATCACCACCTCGGGCACGACGAACACTTACGATTTCTCGACCTCGACAACAAAGGGCGGCTTGCTCGTTCTCGGCATCGCCGCTGTGACCGGTGCACCAACCTCAGTCACCCTCTCTTTCCAGCACTCCCAAGATGGAGCGTCGTGGGTCAGCCCCACCGGAGGAACCCTCGCCACCGAAACCGGACTTGGGGCGACCGTCGCCCTGCTCACCGGAACGGTGTACGAATACACACGCTTGTCTTACACCATCTCTGGTGGAAGCAGCCCGACAGCGACAGCCTTCTACGGCTTCGCCCGCTACTAAAGGAGCAACCACATGGCAACCCCAGTGTTCAACCACGGTAAGAACGCATTTCTCGCCCTCGGGTGGGCTTCACCGGCCTACTCGGCATACCCCGGCGTGACCGGCCTCATCAACTCCGGTGCAACGGGCGTGACGATCTCGGGTGGGTCTATCCCTACTGAAATCTCCGGCGAAGCCCCCATCGTCAACGGTGGCTCCATCTACGGTGCCTTCGTCGGCGGCGTGCCGGTTTACGCCTCAACTGCGCCAACCGGTTCGTCAGGAACCACCTTCCCGATCACCAACGCTGGTGCGACCGGCGTGAGTGGTCCCATCGTGCAGATGCGGAACATTTCACCGTGGATCAACGACATTGGCTTCCCGACCGCCATCGAGCCGCAGGAAACCACGACCTTCAGTGCCGCCGGTGTGAAGTCCTACATCGTGGGTCTGAAGGGCTACAGCCTGACCTTCTCTGGTATGTATGACGAGACTGCCGCCGGTATCGACCAAATGATGTATGAGATGGAAGCCTTCCAAAACACGGCTGGTCAGTTCGTCCAGTTCGTTTATGGTCCCGCAACGCCGGGTGCGTTCGCTGGCGTGACTCCCGATATCAAGTACTACGGGCAGGGCGTTCTCGCCAAGTATGACCTGAAATCTGCGGTTGCCGGTGTCGTGACCTTCGACAGCGAAATCCAAGTGACGGGGCCAGTTTACCGGACTACACTGTAGGGACACCCTACTAAGGAGCAAGCATGTCCAGCCTTTCCGATCAGATTTTTGCCGTAGACGACATTGAGTCCGAAATCCTCGAAGTCAAGGCTTGGGGAGTGACTGTCTTGGTGAAATCCATGACCGCCAAGGATCGTGCTCGCATGATCGGCAACTCGACGACGGTGACCGGTCAGTTCAACTTGGAGCAGGTGCTTCCCGACCTCGTGATTCACTGCACCTTCGACCCCGAGACGGGCGAGCGGGTGTTTTTGGAAAGCGACCGTGAAGCACTTATGGCAAAGTCGGCTTCGGCTATCGAAGAAATCGCCACGGTGGCGATGCGACTTTCAGGCATGGGAGAGGACTCTGCGGACGAAGCGGGAAAAGACTCCTAGCCGACCCCGAGAGGCGTTTCCTCTTTGAGTTGGCCGAGAAGTTAGGGCGAACCGTTGATGAGTTGCTCAACGGTTCGCCTAGCCACAAACCGATCTCCGCATACGAAGTTACAGAATGGCAAGCGGTGTGGAGGCTGCGAGCCTACGAGCAGGAGCAGGCACTAAAGGGCTACTAACCAGAGGGGAGGGTGTGAAATGGCAGAGGGAGAGGGCGGGAGCAGCACTGGCTCCGGCAGTAGCGCAGAAAACAACCTTCGTATTGCCATTCTCGGAAATGCCGACTCCTACCTCGAAGCCCTGAAGAAGGTTGAGGAAGCCTCAAAAAAGACGGGTGAAAAGGTCACCGAAACCTTTGGTCACGTCAAGGGTTTCCTGCTGAAATCCATTGGTGTCGGCGGTTTGGCACTTGGTATCGAAAAGTCCGTCGAGGACGCTACGAAACTCGTCTCGCTTCAGCGTGTTCAGGCGCAGGTTATCTCCAACCAATACAAGGGGACTTCTTCGCTGCAACAAATGAACCTCGTAGGTGCCAAGAGCCAAACCTTTTGGTATTCCAAACTGCTTGACCAGCAAGCCACCTACGAGTCGGTTCAGACCGGTATCAACAAAGATCAGGTTGTCCAGTCGCAAACCTTGCTTCTGACCAACAAAGATTTAGCCTCGATGTTCACCAAGGGTGCGAAAAACTCGCAAGGCATCAACGAAAACTTTTCTAACGCCCTCCATGCTGCTGAAAACATGAGCGCAGTCACGGGTCAGGGGCTTGTGACCTCAGCAAAGATGCTCGGTCGTGTGCTCGCCGATCCAGCAAAGCGTATCTCCATGATGAACCGTGGTGGCGTGCAGTTGACGCAGAACGAGCAGAACTACGTCAAGCAGGTGGAAGCGGCTAACGGCAAGATGGCTGCCCGTGCTGCGGTGATTGACCTTATCAACTCCCACATTCAGGGAGCCGCTGAGGCCGCCAAGTCGCCGCTGGAACGCCTCCAAAACGACGTGATGTTGCTCATGACCTCGTTTGGTAAAATCTTCCTCCCAATGCTCGATGCCTTTGCCAAGGTAATCGGAGACATTGTGACGCTGTTCGGACCTATCCTCAACAGCCTTCTCGGACCGATGAACATTCTGGGCGAGGAAATCGGACAAGCGTTGGGCAGCATCATGGCTGCGTTTGAGCCGTTGATTATGCTGTTCGTCAGAACTCTTTTGCCCGCCTTGCTCACTATCTTGCAACCTGTGATCGGGTTGGTTGGAGCGGTTGCGAAGCCTTTGGGAAACCTTTTCACCACGCTGTTTGGAACCGAAAACAAAATCGGTCCGGTTGCTCAGGCGATTACCACTATGGCGACGCAGATGGCTGGTCCGATGACCTCTGCCGTGAACGCAATCGCTCCACTGTTCACGCAGTTGTTCAGCAACAAACAGACCATCGACAGCATCACAAAAATCTTTACGATACTTGCGCCCGTGCTCCCTGCGCTCGGACTTGCTTTTGCCCAACTTGCCTTAGCGATCACTCCTATCCTCATCAAAGCGACACCCCTTCTTATCGTCCTGATCCAATGGACGGCAAGGTTGGTTGCCAAGATTGCTGAAATCATCCCCAAGGTGACCGGTTTCATCAGCAGTCTTGCCAAAATCGCCCCCATCAAAGACATGATGATCATTCTCGCTACGGTGTGGTTCACGAAAAAGTTGTTCCTGACCCCCATGATGGGTGTTCTCGGGTTGCTTGGGAAGATCGGGTCTGGGGTAAAAAGCGTTTACGGCACAGCCGCCAACGGTGCTCGAACTCTCGGAGGCATCCACAGCAAGGGACTTGGCGGAAGTTTGGAAGCCGAGGCTAAGCGTGCTGAGCAGAAGCGACTTAGGGACGCTGCATGGCACGAAAGCCGTGGCAAGTATGAAAAGGCCGAGAAACTCCTAAAGGTTGATGAGCGCAACCCCGAAGCGCACCTCTACAAGGCTGAAAGGCGGTATGCCGCTTATGCCCGTCGTGCCGAGCAGGTGGAAGCACGGGGAGGCGGCGTAAGGGGTCTGTTCAAGGCATTGTTCAACCTTGGATCAGGAACCCTGTCCAGCGAAACCATGCCAAAAGACCAGTTGGACGCTACCAACCTGAATACCCAAGCCCTCAACACGCTGACCAATGAAATCGGCAACGCCAACGGTTTGCTCGGTGGAAACGGCGGGGGCGGCAACGACCTTGAACACAAGTTGGAAAACAAGTTGGAAAACAAACTGAAGTCCAAGTTAGAGGGCAAGGTGAAATCTGAGTTAGAAGGCAAGGTCAAGTCTGAACTCGAACACAAGTTGGAAGGCAAGTTGGAAGGCAAGTTGGCTGGAAAACTCGAAGGCAATGTCGGGAAGCGCCTTCTCGGAAAGGTTCTTGACCGTTTTGGCGGGCGTGCGGGTCAAATGCTCTCTCGTTTGGGTGGACTTGGCGGAGATGCCGCAGCGGCCGGAGAGGAGGGAGCCGCTGTCGCAGGTGGCGAGGCCGCCGCAGAGGGTGGAGCCGCTGTCGCAG